AAAAAAATAATATAGGGAGTTCTACTTCATCCATTTCTCCAATTCTGTTACTATTTAGTGTGCGTATGCTAACTTAATGAAGTTCTTGTTATACTTAACCTTTTCACAATGTTATGCAATAGTTCTTAACTGACCATTCTACTGAATCCTTTCATTTTATCAAATCTAATCACATCTGCAAATCTATCATGAAGTGATTCTTTATGAGAGATGACAAAAATGTTTGCATCCTTTACTACAAATCTAATAATCTTTAAGAACTCTTCTGTTCCAAATCCATCAAGAGAACTATCAAATACTTCATCCATGATTAATAGATTAGTATTGACGGAGTTCTTCATTCTAGCCACTTCTCTCCAGGTGAACAGGAGTGCTAAGTCGATTCTCATTTTCTCTCCCTCGCTGAAAGAAGAATAAGAAAAGTTTTCGTGGATTGGAGACTGAACGGTTTCGTTAAATTCCTCATCCAGTGTGAAGTTAATGTAGAAGTCCATCAGTTGTAGATACCGATTGACTTGCTGATTTATCAGCGGTAGATACTTCTTAATGATTTTGGATTTGACTCCACCGTCCTTGAGTAAACTATACGAGAAATCGTAATAGTTAATTGTTTCTTTGCGTTGAGATAATTCTTCGTATGTAGTTTTTAGATTATCCTTGAAGGTCGCTAACTTTTCATTCTCAGTATTTCTGTTTGCAAGGTTGTCGGTAATTCTTTGAATTTCCGATTCCAGATCTCTGACTTGTCTTTGACATCCAGCGATCTTAGTATTGTTTTGAGAAATGCCATGTGTTAGTGAAGTAATCTCCTTAGATAGAATTGTGAATTGACGCTCTCGCTCTTCCTCCTCTTTAATTGCTTCCTCTAGTTCTTTATAACCAGATTGCAACTCTTTTGCTTTATTTTGAGCGTCGTTAATCCTATTTATTCTGAAGGTCTCTTCAATATCCTGATCACATGTAGGACAAACCGTATTCTCCGTAAAAAATTTATGTTCCTTGGTAATAGTTGATACTTTATTAGAAATCTTACCTTTAAGATCACCAAGTTTACGAAGTTTACTAGTGGCACCTGTCACACATTCAACCTCTTTGTTTAACTTAAATACATCTTCTTCTATAACAGAATTACTATTCATCAAATTATTCTCTTCGACAAGAAGTTCTTGTATTTTGTTTTCTTTCTGTTTGACGTTTTCTTTTCCACGACTCTCAAGTTCTTCGATAAAGTTTTCTTGCATTCTAACTTTATCACCAAGAGATTCTTTCTTTAGTTCCAATACTTTTATATCTTCTCTGGCTAGTCGGATTTTATCTTTAATCACACTATTCATAGAAGAAAAAATACGAATATCCAATAAGTCTTCAATAACATCTCTTCTATTAGTAGAAGTTAACTGCATAAAGGGAACAAACGTGCTACTACCCAAAATTACAATCTGAGTAAAAGACTTATAGTTCATTTTTAGAACATTTTGCTCTAACCATTTTTGTTGATCTGCTGCAGCTGATGCTTGGTCTAAAAGGTTATCATCTCTCCAAACTTTAAATATAGCAGGTTTAATTCCACGTTCAACCTTCCAACTCACACCACTAATAGAAAATTCAACTTCAACTACACAGTCCTTCTCATTTACAGAATTGATGAGTTGAGGTTTATTAATCTTACGAAAAGATTTTCCAAAAAGGGAAAAGGTTAAAGCATCAAGAATAGTAGATTTACCAGCACCATTTGTACCAATAATAAGATTGGTGGAGTGTTTTAGAAAATCTACTTCGGTAAATTGATTACCTGTGCTAAGAAAATTCTTCCAACGAATTTTTTCAAATAAAATCATGATTTGTCTTAGGTGGAATTACAATGTCGTTGGGTGTGATTATAGTGTAACTATAATCATGAAGTTCACATGTTTTTATCATTATATCATCTTCTATTTCTATGACATGCATAGTTGGACTGCCATCATCTTCCAACATCATAGCAAATCTCATAGCATCGTCTTCTGCTTCAAACAAATATAAAATTCTATCTCCTTCATCATCAAGTACAGAATATGCACCTTCTTTTTCCTTTCCGTAAATTGTTAAGATGTACATCTTAAATCAATTCACATGCTTGCTGATACGTATCTCTCATAATATCCCTAATTCTTGACTTGTCAAGGTTAATTTCAGATTCGTTAATATACCTATCTAAGATAGAAATAGTATCTTCCGATTCAAATACCTCAAACTCAGAAGATTCTTGTAGAACAAAATTTTCTACAATTTTAAGATCCGAAACTCCAACTTCATAAAGTTTGTCAATGAATTTTTCAAAATCTTTAGTGCTGGTTTTTTTACGAACAACAACCTTTACAATTTTATTTTCATATTGACTAACATCAAAAAGTTGATGTGGTGTGTCATTATAGTAAATATTATAGAATAACCTATAGGGGTTATCTACATGAAAATGTTCTAGGGTTTTAGTATCAAATATAGAAAATCCTCTTGGATCTTCTAAATCATTCCAAAACATCTCATAAGGATTTCCCAGATAAAAGATCTTACCATTATCAGATCTAGTGTGATAGTGACCAGAGAATACTCTTTCATACTTATTATACAAGTCACTTTCATGACCATGATCCATAACGTGTCCCCTATGAGCTCTAAATCCATTTAACTCAAGGTGACCCATGGCAACTTTACAATTTGATTTTTTAATCAAACTAAAAGATTTTTCTTGATTCTCTGCGTTAATCCAAGGAATAAGTAATACCTTTAGTTTATCTAAAGATATTTCAGTTGGTTCTGAATATACTGGGACATTATCATACTCACGAAGGAGTAGGTCTACAGAATTAACATCATTAGTATTCTTATAATATGCAGTATGATTACCGACAATAGTATGGACAAGAATGCCCATATCCTTTAAACGATCATAATAATTATTCTTTGCCCATGCTAGTGCAGAGAAGTCAACTCCTTTACGACTATCAAAGGTATCTCCCATATCTACAACTGTAGTAATTCCATGCTCTTCCAAATAAGGAAAGAACACATCATTATAGAACTTCAGGAAATAATCATGAAATAACTTAGAGTTTTTACGAGCACCAAAGTGTTGATCGGTAATGATTGCAACTTTCATCAATTACGGAGCTTGGAATGCACAGCGTCTTTGATACTATTATAGTCGCTGTAATTCGATCCGTCAAGGGTGTTGTTGTCGTCAAATACTTCGCTGTAACCAGACCGTTCAATAATCTTGTTCTTGATTTCTAACTGTCTTTTCTCTCGCTGAATACGACGCAGAAAAGCGTAATGAATAATCTGAGTGAAATACGCAAAGGGATTCTGGGATTTCTCTGGGTTAAAGTTATGTATGTACTGAACACAGTTCTCAATTCCGTCAGAAATCATGTCCTCTTTGAACATGTAGTTGACGAAGTTTGGTTTGAATGATAGATGATTTGCAATCTTCAAGAAACACTCCCCAATGTAGCGAGGGATGGGAGGTTTAGGAAGTTCCTTGATTAAAGCAATCTCTTTGTCTTCACGGTACTTGATAAGTGCTGCCAGAAACTCTTTGTTATTCACATAATGTTCTGACCTCTTTCTTTTAGCCATAGGTCTTATCATAAGTTTATCTCATAATATGTATAGATTATATCATCTTCAGCGTTACTTGACAAGTCTCAAAAGTACAGTAGAATAACTCTGTTAGGGTTGATAGGATAGCTATAGTTCTTCTGAGCTCTTCTTGAAGATTTTTTCTAAAAGTTCCTTTGTATCATTAACTGTACCTAAGTATCCCATACTACGACTCAAACTTGCTTGATTTTGATTTTCTTTATCAGAAGTTCTCAAGTAATCCTGATACATCATAATCATTTCAATATCAGATGATTCCGACAAAGTAAGTATATCAGATAGATTAACAATAAACATATCATCACTGGTTGTCTTTAACCAAGGTTCTACTTTATATCCAACTACACCGGATCTACCTTTTAACTCTTTGACTATAATTGGATTAGAAACAATTAACATAGTTCTACCTTCCTCTTCAGAGGCGGCTACTT